GGGCCGCGTTCTTTCGTTGGGGTGCTACCCCACGCCCGAAGAGGCGCATCAAGCGTACGTCGAAGCGGCACGGAAGCATCACGGGGATTTCGCGCACGGCGGCTAATCCTTCTTCGGGGGAGGAAGGCTTTCGAGTGTCTTGATGGTCTTCGCGCGGAACTTCTTCACGAATTCATCGAGGATCCGGTGCCCGTCGTCGAGCGAGCCCTTGCCGAGCCGCGCGACATCCTCCGGGTGGATCACGTACTCGCCGCCGGCGGCGACGATGGGGACCGTCGCGCTGCCGCCCTCTGCCTTGCCCGGCATCGGCGCGTTGTAGGGCAGCACGTCGTCGGTGTAGGGCTGGTCGCCCTCGGCCCCATACGGTTCGCCGGACTGGCCGTAGGGTGCGCCGGCTCCCGCCTTCGAGGCGTCGTAGAAGGGTGAGGTGAAGATCGACTTGGCGACCTTGAAGCCCGCCGTCGTGTTGCCCTCGCCCATAGCCGAGATGATGTCGGCCGGAATGACATAGGCCCCGGAGGGTACGTGCATCGGGAGATGGTCAGTGCGTCCCGCAACGGCGCTATGAATGGCGCCGGTATGGACCTTGCCGCCGGTGGCGCGCGTCTTGCGCGCCGTGTTCAGGGCGGCGGCGATGGCCTGCTCGCGCGGGCGCCCTGACGAGAGCATCTCGCCGATGTTGGCGCTGATCGTGGCCTGCGAGGAACCGCGCTTCAAGGGCACTTAAATACTCCGGGTAACAGGCTAATATACCGCGCCTTGCGAAGCCCCCAAAGATGTCAACGTGTCAGCCCCCGACCCAAGCTGCGCCGTTGTAGAACACGGGGCACGTAAGAACACCCCCGCCCGTGAGCGCCACCCCGGTGACAGCGCATGTCGTCAACTGGTCTGTGACGTATGCACGTGCGCCAGTGCCGGGAGCCACCGGAAGAGTGGCCACCGTGTAGCCGCCGGTGTTGACGGTGGCGCTGAACACGCCCGTCGCCGCCGTGAGCGTGCCCGTGAACGTCGGGCTCGCGCTCAACACCATTGAGCCGGTGCCGGTCACGCTGTTCGAGAGGGTGATGCCGCCGTAGGTGAGCGCCCCGGAGAGCGTGAAGGCGGGCAGCGTCGTGGAAACAGACGGCACGCCCGTTCCGTTCGTGACCAGCACGCCGTTGACGGTCGCGCTTTTGCCAACCGAGTAGGGTGTCGCCATCCGCGTATAGCACACAGTCGTGCCCGCGGTCGGCTGCACTTGGAAGATGTCGTCCGCCGCCGAGCACGCGCCACTCGACAGGTTGAAGACGCCGGGGTTGGCGTCCGCCACCTGCACCACCGCTGGGCGGCTTGTCGTCATCGCCTTGAGAGCGGCGATGGTCGGCACCGTGTAGTACTGCGTCTGCGTCTGGGCGGAGACCGGCGAGGCGAGAAACAGAAGAGCGAACAGGGTCTTTCTCATGCGGGTGTCCATGATCCCATAGAGGACTGAGCGATCCACTCGGTAGCCGAGCGGCACTTGACGAGCAGGTACGACCCGACCGCACTGGATGTGATGGTCCCGCCCGCCGACGTGGCCAGCGCACCAAGGTAGATCGTGGATCCGCCGGGGGCGGTTATCACAAGGTTCTGCGCTTCCATGACGGCGAAACCGTAGGCCAGCCCTACAGTCGAGGCGGGCAGCGTGAACGTGACGGATCCTACCGCGCCGTTGTTATCGAAGTCCTTGTAGCTGTCGGCGGCCAAAACCGAGTAGCTCGCCGTCTTGGACGTGACGACGCCGAAGCCCGTGACGCCCGTGCCGCCGTTGGCAACAGCCAGCGTTCCCGCCAGCGTAACTGCGCCCGTCGACGCGGTGCTGGGCGTGAGGCCGGTTGCGCCGCCGCTGAAAGTCGTGACGCCCGTGCTTATCAGCGCCAGAAAATCGCCCATCAGGCGCTGGATGCCGTTGATGGCAACGACACCGTTCTTCTGGGTAGTGAGAATGTCGTCTAATGAGGCCATCAGAATTTCCCGGCGGGGGTGACGCGGTAACGCGGGGCACCGATGCGCCAGAACGTGTCGACGTCGTTGCTCTCGAACTTGATCGACACGAGGCGGCCGCGCAGCCGCGGCGTGATGTACTGTGTCGCCTGCGTCATCGAGTACGGGCCGTGGACACGCGGCGTCTGCCCGGGGTAGTCGGCGACGTAGAACGTCATCAACAGCGTCGCGTTCTGGGCGCCGTTGTAGTAGCCCCACTTGAAGTCCGGCCAGACCTGATCGATGAACGACAGCAGGTCGCCGTCCTGCAGCGTGAAGTACCCCGTCTGAAAGCTTGAGGACATCGGCTGGCCGTCGGCATTCGGCGACGTTTCGTGCTGGAAGATGAGGCCGCTTGAGGAACCGCCAATCGGCGGCCCGAGGACCGACTGGTCGATCCACGCCGTCCGCGACAGATATCCGAAATCCCAGCCGCCAGTTGACAAGGAATACTTGACGTAGGCGTCCACCTCACCGCCGCCGGACTGCGTCGGGAAGAACCACGAAATCTCGTTGAAACGTGAATTGGCCGCCGCGCGAATTTTGGAAACCTGCGTTGTGTCCAGTTCCTGAAAAATGAAGTCCCACACCGTACACGGCAGCGGCTTCACGCCGTCGCCAGCGAAGACAAAAAACTGCGACTGGCTCATCCAGAAGACAGTGTTGTTCAGGATAGCCATCGCCTTCTTGCCAATCAGGCCGCACCCAACCGCGATCTCGTTGAAATTGTAAACGTCTGGCAGGTTGACGTACTGCATCGACCAGAGAGCAAGGTCGGTCCAGATCAGACCCTGCTGCGGTCCCTGCAGGCCGCCGACGATGCGGCTTCCCTTGGTCAGTCTGTACGAGCCCGCCTGATTGACGGGCGTCGCAATCCATGAATTGAAGTTGTTGAAATCACACCACCGGATCAGCAAGTGATCCTGCACACCGGTGAAAGTCGAGCCGAGTGCCACGATCTGCCGTTGCGGCATCGCAAGGAAGACGCTGTGGTTTGAGACGGGAGCCTGCGGGATGATCTGGGCGTTCAGGAAGCTGGTGGTCGGCGACCACTGATAGATCGGGCCTCCGGGCTCCGTGTCAAACGCCAGCAGTGATGAAGTGTCGGGGCTGGCGATAAGGATTTCGCCCCAGTTGCTCAGGGACCAGTCCGAAGCTTCGACAGGGAACCCCGCCGCCGCGACAGGCGCCGCGCCGGTAGAGTACCCTCCGGTAGAGTACCCTCCAGTAGAGTATCCCGTTCCCGCGGGCAGGGGGCCGTAGGTCACGTAGTAGATGTATCGAGCATCACCGCCATTGATGAACCCGGAAGTTGTCGAAGCGGCGTTCTGCGCTGCCTGAATGGTGAACGTGTTTACGGTCGGGACCGTCTGCACAATGTAGTCGCCGGTCAACGTAACGCCGCCAACCGTAGTCGCGATCAGCACAGAATAGGTATCACCCACGGCAAAACCGTGGTCATTCAAAGTGACGGTGACAATTGACGCCCCGCTTGTCGTGTCGAACTCGGCCACGTCACCGCCGTTAGCCACCGAAGACGTCGCCAGTGCCGGGTCACCCAGCGCGTCGAGGGCCGTGATCTGGTATGTCGTGGACGACGCCGCGACGCAGGGATACACCCCGAACAGGATCAGGCCGCCCACGCTGATGTGCGCGGGGATGTAGACCGCGTCGTAGCTGGTGATGTTGCTGCCGCCGTCGCCCACGGTGCCCGCGACAGTTTGAGGCCCTACCGTGGCATTCAGGTATGACACAGACCCTGCCGATGAGGCTGTCACAGTAGCGGTTGCGTTGAAGCCCGCGGGCGTCACGCCAGCGACAACAACGGTTCCGCCGACGGGGAACACATGCGTGCCCGCGTAGGTAATCGTAGCCGTCGTGCCGTCGCCGGATGCGCTTGTCGTGGCCGCGCTGAAACCGGGGTCGCCGATGGTCACGGTGCTTGAGCCGAGGGTTGTCGTGCAATCCACGGCGGGGTTAGTGTCGAAGACTTGAGGCGTGATGTCTCGCGCCGCGCCTTCATTGATAACGTACAGGTACCCTTCCGAGGCTCCTGAATTGCCGACAGCGAGGTAGTCGTTCGTGAGGTTGTCACGCCACGCCCACAGGGCGCGCGGCGTGCCTGTCAGCGCCGACGGGTAGAAACGCGACCAGCCGCCCAGCTTCTGGATAAGCCCGAGGTTTTCACGGTCCTTGATGAAGCGGACAAGCTGCGTGGAACTGATCGCCGCCTCGTTGAGCGCGGGCGTCCGATTGAGGTCGACCGCCGGGATCAGCTTCAGAGTGGCGTGCATGCGCTACCCTCGCGTCGGCGTTGCCGCGACGGCGGGCGACATCGACGACCACGCGCCTGCCTCGAACTTCTTGCGGGCCTCCTCGACCAGCGCGCTCTTCAACAGCGTCTGGTACTGCGTCTCGTAGTTGATGGGCATGCCGGGGTCGTTCGGCTGGCTGGCGCCGAGCGCGAAGTCGCGCTGATAGCCGCTGACGAAGACCATGGAGGCCATGAGGAACAGGTCCGGCAGGTACGTGCTGATGAAGGTCGTCGTGTTGGACGCCGACAGGGAGTCGGGTCGGACGGTGCCGACGATTTCGACGCTGTAGTTGGCGTTCGGCCATGGTGCGATCAGTGCGGTGTTCTGGTTGAGCATGGCCATCCACTGGGGGACGCCCGTAGCTGTCGGCGAGGCGTAGACCGTGTCCATCCAGACTTTCGTCGTCGGCAACAAGGTGACGCGCGTGCCCGCGTCGGGGTTCGCGGTGCCGACGGGGGTGATGACGTTGATTTCCTGCACCGTCACGAACTGAGAAATCGGCCACGTAATCTGGCGGCTGCCAGTCGCGCAGGCAAAGCCCGAAGCGGCCGTGACCGTCGAGAGTAGGTCGAGATCGCGGTAGATGCGGTTCTCAGCGTAGGTGATGCACTGCGGGAGGTTGGCGACGAAGTTGACGTCCGCCTGATCCACGACCGCTAGGTTGGCCAGCTCCGTGACATACGTGCTGTAGGTGAGGCCGGTGGTCATTTGGCAGCTACTCCCTTGACCTTCTCAAAGGACCGCATCGCGCCAAGGCCGAGCATGGCGAACAATAGTTCCCAGAGATTATTATCGAGTTTAGGCGCGTTCAGAATCCGCGTGACAGCTTCTTCGCTGACGAATGACGCAGCGTACACCGCCAACGGGTAGATCAGGAATTGGTAGACGAGCGCCGCGCCGCAGATCCAGCCGATGAAGGGCCGCCACCCTGAAACGAAAAGATTCGGGTTTGCCGCTTCGACTTCGTTCACCTTCATCTGCGATAGGTCCGCAGACTGCAACGCCGAAAGCAGTTTGAGCTGGAATTCGTTGCGCGCGTTCGGATCGGGTATCAGCTTGTCGAGCGGACCCGCCAGCAGTCCTAGGATCGTGGTGATGATGGCGGGCATCAGGCGCCCCCTTGAAATTCATCCATACGATTGGCCCAGCCGGTGGCGAAGACTGCCTGCGAGGGATCGCGCCCGATGAAACGCAGGTACAGTTCATACCGCTCGCACTTCACCCGGAAATACAGTTCGGGCCAGTTGGCAACGCCGCGCAGCGCCTGCCGGGTCTGCGGGCCGATGACGCCGTCGGCGGTGTCGGGATATAGGCCCATCTTCTGCAGCGCCACCTGTAGCGCCTTTGTCGCGGCGGCGGGGCCCGAGTTGACGGCAAAGTCGAACATTAGCGCCTGCAGCGGGGCGTCGGCGATGGCGTCGTAGCCCGGCTTGACGAAGTAGTTCAGCCTGTAGATGGCACGCGCCGTCTCCTCCGACATCGTCGTCACATCGTAGATGCTGGCGGGGCGGCCCAGCCAGTTCGAGAGGGTGGCCTGCGTGATGCCGTAATTGGTGGGGCCGCCTCGGTCGACGGGGTGGTCGACGTAGCCGCCCTCGCGGCGAAGCACGTCATCGATGAGGGTGTCGACGCTCATTTGTCCATCTTCTCGTCGAGTTTGTCGGAAATGCGCTGGAACATGATTTCGATCCGTTTCATCGTTTCCGAGAAGTCAGCTTTGCTGACGTAGTTTTTCGGCATCTCGACTTCGAGTGCCTGAACGTCCTTCTGCAGCGCCTTGACGGCGTCCCACACTTGACGCGCAAACCAGCCGACGGCGGCCAGAACCGCGGCCAGCCCGATATTTATCAATGTCTGCGCGTCAAGCATGGCACCGCCCCTAGTTTACCGGGGCGTCAACCGAAGGCTCCGCGCCCTCCAGTGACGGGGGAATGAACTGCGCGTCACCCTGCGTCTTGATCTTGCCGATCAGGTTGGCGACTTCACCGAACGGCCGCTGCCCAAGTGCGTGCAGGAGGTAGTTAACCTCGCCAGCAGTAAGATCAAGCTTGATTGACTGGTCTAATGGACTAACCGTTTTCTCCGACATTATGGCTATCCCTCGTAGCTAGCATTTCGCGTGTAGCATAAAATTAAGCAGCCGTCGTCAAAGCTGTCCATGTCGTCGAGCCGTTCGTGTTGATATACGCTCGGTCGTTAGTCGTTGAGCCGTCGGACCGCAGATAGAGAGAACCTTTGGCCGCCGACAAAGTCGGAGCGCCAGAGCCGAAGAACAGGCCGAAGTTAGCTGTCGACGAAAACATATACCCCGCGCCGGCTGTGCCTCCTGATGGAATAGCCGTGGCATTTTGCACAGTGCTGGCACCGGACAGGGACATGGTTGTGCCGGCAATGGCGGGCCCTAACATGGCGATGGCGAATACTGCTGCGCCAGAATTACCGGCCGTTGTGCAAACCCACGACATGGCTCCCCCGCTTGCGGGCGCCGAATTCACCCAAACATCGTTTATGCTGCCCGCAGTAGTAGGCGTCGTTGTCTTTGTTCCTCGGGTATTGCTGGCGGTAGTGAACGTTCCCGAGCCTGCCACCGTGCGAAAGGTGTCTCCCACGGTCACGTTGTTATCGTTGACGACGATCCCGGTATTGCCCACACCGCAGGACACTGCGTGAGTTGCGCCGCTGGTCAAATCGTTATTGTAGATCAGAAGGCCCGTGTTGACCGTTCCGGTATTAAGATAGATGGCGTAACCCACTCCCGCGTTGATCGTGTTACCGGTCACACGAGAGGCCCCACGGCAATCCGCCATGTCCAGCGCGCCCGTAGCGTCTGTTGTGGCAAACAGGATGTTGTCCGCCACTACGAGGTCGTTGAAGACGGGGCCGGACAGGAACATAGCCCGCCCAACTTCAGACAGTATGTCGTTGCCGAGAACCCGCCCCCCGTTCAACGTGCAAGTGTTGCGAATTGCCAGCCCCGTCTGACGCACCTTGACAGTGTTGTTTTTGATGGTGAGTGCGTTTTGGATAAGGGTGGTGGTGGCGTAGGGGTTATAGTCGATGCCACGGTTCGTATTCAGGATGAAATTATCGGAAATTACCGTGTCTTCATAGGCGACCGTGCTGCCGATGCCATACGTCCCATCACCCGTCGCCGCCATAGCGTCTTGGTGAACGAAATTTCCGGTGACGAACAGCTTGCCGGGTTTTGTGGTCGGCACCGTCGTCGTTGCGTTCAAGGCAATACCAACTACATTATTTGCGCCGCTAGGCAACACTCTGACGATATTGTTCGATATCAGGATGCTCTGGTACACATTATCCGGGCTGACGGTGGCGTCCGTCTTAATCTCGATGCCTGCGCCGTTCAGGTCGCAAATGTTTTCCGAGATGATGATATTTCGGGCTGCGCCTGAATAGCAGTCGATTGAACTTTGCCTTCCGGCGACCATTGAGTTGCTGATCTGGTTACGCGAGATAATAAGGCGCTCTGCTGTAGAATTCGCCGCGGACGCCGTACGAATGGCGCCCGCGCCTGCGGGGTCAGCGTAGCCGCCGTTTCTATAGATGTTGTCAGTG